TCACACGCGTGCGCGATCGCGCGCGGGAAGATGGATTGTCTTTTCCTGCTGAATTGACACAATCAGAGACACAATCTTTGCCAGGATCTACCCAACATCCAGCCAGCTAGGAATAAGAGCCGATATCCTGGCTATGGTTCGAGTCTATTCAAGACCAGGACAAGCCAAGCCAGCCAGCCAGCCAGGGCAACCAGGCCAGCCAGCCAGGCCAGGACAGAATGCCAGGCCATCAACGCGTCATCCGATGTAACGGCTTACACCTTTCCGGATCTGCCTTTTTCATTCGTCGAAAAGAAAACAAGAAAAGACTGCACTATGGCTTGCACTGTGTCCGACACTGTGTATCATTGGGGCATCGAATCAACAACTACCAAGGAGCTACGACAATGACCACCAAGACCAAGACAGCCAAAGCCAAGCCGAATCTATATGAAGAGATCACAGGCCAGGTGATCGAATCCCTTGAATCTGATCGTATCCCTTGGCGTAGATCATGGAGCCAGCAGGGCGGACCACGATCAGCCAGTACCGGCAAGCTATACCAAGGCATCAACGCCATGATTCTCCCATTGATTGCAGAGCTGCAAGGCTTCTCCTCTCCTTGGTGGATCACATTCAAGCAAGCCAAGAAGCTCGGCGGCTCCGTTGTCAAAGGCCAGAAGTCAAGCCGGGCGGTATGGTGGTCTTTCATTGAAGAAGTAGACAAGAAGACCAAGAAGAAGACCGGGAAACAGATTCCGATCTTGAAGAGCTTCGCGGTTTTCAATTTCGATCAGTGTGAAATGCCTGCTGATGTCCTGGCCCGATACGCTGCCAGGCTGGACCGCTTGAATGGTCAAGGATGGGTATCCGAAGACGCTACCAATCAGGATCTAGTAGATCAGGCCGATACTGTCCTGGCTGACTACATGAACCGGGAGCCGCTTACCTTCTCCAATGGTGGTGATCGGGCTTACTACGATCCAACCAGGGACCATATCCAGATGCCGAATCGGGATCAATTCAGGAGCCCGGAAAGCTATCTACATACCCTGGCCCATGAACAGGTACACAGTACGGGCCACAAAGACAGACTGAATAGGGCTGTAGATGGTCAAGCCGCATTCGGTTCTGAGACCTACAGCAGAGAGGAACTAGTGGCAGAGCTTGGAGCGTCTTTCATTAATTCGACTCTTGGTATCGAGATCGATAACGATATCCAAGACCGGAACGCATATATCCAGAATTGGGTCTCCATGCTCAAAGATGATGTGAAGGCCATCATTTTCGCTGCTGGTCGAGCTACCAAGGCCGCCAACATGATTCTCAGCATTGATCCTGATCAGGGTGAAGCCGAAGAGGCCTTGAAGTATGAGCCCAAGGCCAAGAAGTAGAACCGCCAACAACTACCAAGCAAGGGAGGACAACGATATGCAACCATTTCCAATCAATGGAACTTTTGAAGCTGTACATAAGTATGGCACTACCAAAGACGCTAGAACAATGGCAGACAAGACAACTAAAGACAACGACATGAGCCAAGAAGTAGAGCAAGCGGATATTGCGGAATTTTCAAAGGGATGTGACATCATAGACAGCCCGGTTCGAGTCTATGTGACTACAGACCATGCCAGGGATTTATGCCGATGGCATGGGGCCAGCTGGTACGAATACATCGAAGAAGAAAAGCCAGAAGACGAAAACGACGCGCGTCCTCTTTTCGCCTGGCTTGGGTACTAATTAACAGCCATCCAGCCGATGGCATACAGGAAAGGTATAGATATGAAAAACGAAACGCTAGAAAAGACCCGGTTTGAGTTGGTGTATTTCCCAAGATGCAACAAGCAGCATTTTCTCACTGACAATGATAGAGAAATCAGAGAAGACCTTGCAGAGGGTGATACGCTTCCGGAACGCTGCATTGTTGAAAAGGTCATAACTTTGACCGATTCGGAATGGAGCGAATTCACTACGTCATTACTTCATGATCGTCCGGACTGGTTCGAGGGCATTGGCGGATCTTTTTCCGATTCCCCCAGGCTACAGGACATCAGCTGGCCGAAGATCATGAACGATCCTGGTTTGTTGAATGAGTTTCATCGAACGTCATCGGTTCGCGTTGTCGAGGTTCGATGTCCTCTTTATGCCTGGTCTATTTTCGTCAATACTGAGGGCTATGATTATGCCCGATATGTCGGCAGGTCATCAGAATACGATCACAATTCAACACAATGGGCATTGTGATAGTCATCCGCAACAACTACCAAGGAGATACAGAATGGACCGCATTATTAAAGAAGACGCGAACGGATACCCGCACATATTCGAGGATCTTGGCAGGATTACAGTTAGATTCAAAGACGATCCAGAGGACTATTTTGTTCACCGAATCCACCGAACAGGCTACAAGCCGCATGGCGAGGAATTTGTAGAAGTCATCTTTGGCAGGTTCGATTGCCCTTTCGGCAGTCGTTCACTACCCGAAGACCTGGCCAATCGCTGGATGCTTGGGAAGATTGTTTTATTGGATGGACCCAAGAAATCCGGGCGCAGCCTCAACACAGATTGCCCAAGCCAGGAAGGGGGCGAAGGATGAAACAGCCAACACAAGAGCCCGATACCCAGGCCATCCTACTAGAGGCCTTAGAAAATCTATGTGATTGTCCTGGCTTGACCTGGTTGAATGGATACCGCGATGAATTAGACGCGGCCATGATTGCGGCCAGGGCTGCAATCGAAAAAGCCAGGCAGAGCCATGTACCGGAACACTTGCGAGGATTCGAATGGCCTTCCGGGCCGAACATTCACGGACGCGATTATCCTGAATGATAGTCATCTTTAACACTACCAAGGAGATACGAAATGGATACCGATAAGATTGTTCAGATTGCAAACCAAATGACAAACGATGATTTGTGTCGGCTTATGGGCATGTTGGCGGGCAGGTGTTTCGTCTTTGTAGAATTTGAGGGTCAGAATCGCGGCGAATGTTCAGAGATTGACCACGTTTGTATGAATGGGTCACAGGTTCAGCTTGGCGTAAAGATTGAGAGCCAATCATGAACGACTACCCGATTCCTGGTGATGTCATCCAGTTCACCAAAGAGCATTTATATGAGCCCGGATATGCGACCGTTGACGGGCATTCTGAATATAACTTTGCAGTTATAAATGCCAGCGTTTACAGGACCGAAGACGGTAGGACCGTGAGCTGTAGCGGTGGCCCTTGCCCATACCTTCATCATTACAAATACGAAAAGGTCGGGCCTTACAAGAACAAAGCCTGGAGGTGGGCAAAGTGCAAACGGTGGCAGGCTGGCGGAGGTGAAGAGTACGATTATGAAGCTACGCTGTGGAAATGCGTAGGAAAGACTGCTGCCGGTACCAATAACACATAAACGAAACGCCCTCCCCAATCCGAAGAAAGGGGAGGGCATGAATAACCTACCAAGGAAATTCCTTAACATTGTACCAATCTAACCAGGGAGCGCAAACATGCCACAGGATAGCAATAAGAGCCGCCAACAGGTCGATACTTTACAGATACCGAAGACGATTCCCGTGATAGATCGGGCCAAGATCCTCCGCGATCTCATGGAAAATGAAAGCGGGGACGGGACCAAAATACCCTTGTATACAGCAGTATTCAGAGCAGTCAATGAAGCTATTGAAAAGCGTCAAGAATGAGCCTATAGTCATCTCTGCGGTCTTTTCCGGATTTGAATTACCTACCAGGATTTGAAAATGAAAAATTATATAGTTGCGAAACACGGCGATTATTGGATCGTTCGATGGACTGACATCCAGGGCAAAAAGCGGGGGAAGTCATTAGGTCGAGAGCTAGGGAAGCGTAATGATTGCGGAGGATCTGCAACTAAACGCCAGGCGGACGCGTTTATGCGTCGGTTGATTGCCGACCATGCCAGGGAGCCTGTACGTTCAACGATTACCAGGCAGCTCACTCTTGGGCAGTGGCATGATAGATACTTCGCTTTGAAAGCGAATCAGGCCAAGGGGACCACGTTTATACATAAGAGAGCTTTTTCCAGGCTCATCCAGCGATTTACAGCAAGCCGGGCTATTGAGTCGATTACTGCTGAAGAGGCCACATTGTTTGAGCTTTGGCTGCCATCTCAGTCATCTCGCGGATCCAGGGAAAAACCTCTTGTGGAAGCCACGGTCTGCAACCAAGTTCGTGCAGTTAAAACCATTTTCAATTTTGCGAAAAAGCACGATCTGATTGCTGCACACAATTTTGAACATTTGAAATCAAATCCAGAAACAAAGAACGTCATTCGAAGGGTCATCTCTGCCAATGAGGTTGATCGCGTTGTGTCATTTTGTTCTCCAGGCGTGGGCTGGATGCTTCTCCTTTGTTACGAGCTTGGCATGAGGACCGGGGAGGCATTGCACCAAAAGTGGAGAGACATGCACATAATTGACGAGAAGTATCCTCAAGCCCTCATTCCTAAGAGGAAGACAAGGGAAAGAATTTGTCCTATATCGCGTGAGTTTATGAGAAAAGCGACTGCCAAAATCTTACACGAGCAGGCTTTAGGCTATGCGAGACCCGATAACGACCGGGGCCTTATGCCCTGGGACACGGCTATGCAGGACAAAACTGTTTGTGGTTTGGTTGAAGGCAATAGGGTTCATGGATCTTCTATTACCAGGGAGCTGAAAAATGCTCAGAAGAAAGCTGGGGTTGAGCCCTTTACCTTCATGATGTTACGCAAGTCTAGGATTACGACCTGGAGGCAACAGGGGCATGATGGGTTTGTCATCGCCCAATGGACAGGGCATTCTAAGGCTGTACAGGACAAGCATTACGACACGATCTCAGATTACGACCTGGAAAAAGTGTGTGGCACAAAGACACACAATAGCTCGCTTGACACAGAGCTACAAAAAATGATAGTAAAGTGGTCATTGGGTACAGGAAAAGAGCATATCGCAATGGGCGGTACAGGCTCTGACAATTTGATTGGCCCAATGTCGATACGAAAACAAGGGGTTCGGCATGAATCGTATACAAGATATTGTGGCTCGGCTAACTAGAAATTGGAAGTCATCCAGGCTTTCAGACACAAAGCAGCACAATTCGGACACAGAGCTGTGTCGGTTTGGTCAGGGGGACTATTCCGTGAGCTTGTGGGGTTCTGTTAGCTCAGGCCAGGACACAGAAAGCTCAAGTCATAACAAGGCCTAATCGTTTTACACGGGAAGGCACGCAGTAGTTGCGCAAAGACAATCGAAGACACAAAGGAAAGGTTTATTGCATGGACGCAGAACAGACACTTACACCATCACCATTGCTTGAAGCATTGGCTTCTATTGATCGCAAGCATGTAGCAAAAACCATTGACGCTGGGGCATGGCAAAGCACTTCAGTAGAGCAAGTAAGAGAAGTAGCAAACGACGCGCTTGACGGAACCGGGCTTTCTTTCTCCTTGCCCAGGGCAACCGTTCAAGAGCTTGAATCTGGAAAGATGAAATTCCGGGTTGAAGGATCTTTGAACTATGGCCCAAGCGGTGAACGGGAATCCGTTTATTGCGAAGTTATTGAATCTCCTGGGGGTCGCCAACCGCTGGTTCAACAGTGCGGCTCAATGTATTCTTATGCTGCAAAGTTTGCTATTGTGGGAGCATTAAACCTGCCCAGGGGAGGCGATGACTCCGCTGAGTTTGCGCATCAGGAAAAAGCTGAGAATCGGACACGCTCCTCCGCTCCGAAGATCAGCAAGAAAGCGGCTCCTAAAAAGGCCGCTACTCCAAAGAAGAAGACTGGCCCTGTTAGCGGGGCCTCGGAAGAGAGGCAAACCCCGCCCGCTACTGGGTCAGCTTCTTCAGGAGATTTCTACGGCGATCCCGGCCCAGCAGGCACACTGCGAGGTCGAGACAGCTTCATCATTGTAGATCACAAGATGATTGCCAAAGATAAGAAGAAGCCAGATGGCTGGCAGCTCTGGGTGATTACTACTTCAAGCGGAGCTGAGATAAAGACATTCTGCAAAGACACGATCAAGCTAGTTGATGAGGCAGTGCAAGAGCCCAACAACGGGGAAGTGATTATCTCATGGACTCGCAACACTGAAAGGCCTGATGAAAATTGGCCAGCGGGGCAACCGTTTGTTCATCAGCATTGGAAGGATGGCGATTATGTCATTGAAGGGGTAAGCGCGAATGATTTCGACAAGATTGAAATTGCGCCCAGGGAAAGCCTTGCAGATCAAATGATGGCTGACCTGGTTGCTGCCGAGGAGGTGGACGCGTGACTGAACAAATCACACAAGAGCAGCAAGAAGAGATCGAGATTCAAGAATTAGTTGAGGAAGGTGTTATCCATGTTGGTAACCCCAAGAGCCTTCTAAACTGGTACGGAAAAGAGCTAAGTGGGTTGGAATTCTGCAAAAAGAACATGCAGATACAGATCCAAAAGCAGGTCAGTGTTATTGATCGCAAGATCGCTGCTCTTAAATACCATTTTAACTCACAGGTTCAGGCCCTGGTCTCCCAGATGATTCACGAAAACGGCGGCAGGGTAAAGACCGTGCATACCGATCACGCTTCCTACCAGGTGCTAGACACTAAGGAAACTGTTGAAGTGGTTGATGATGAAAGTTTTTTCAGTTGGCTAGACCAGCAGCCTGAAGACATTGCTAGGGAATTAGAAGACGCTGTTCGCATTACTAAATCTCTGCGAAAGACTCCGATCAAAGAGTATGTCCTGGGTACAGAGTCTACGTTAGGCACGGGCGAGGAGCCGGATGGAATCCGAATCGTTCCAGCATCACAGAAAATGAATATCAAAATTGGCGGTTTGCCAAAGGAATAGCGGGGGTTGGCATGGATGGTCAGATCGAACGCAAGGACGCGTTCCGTCGCCTCAATGAAACAGTTAAGCGGGGGCTCTCAGGTTTCTTTGAAGCTGGCAAGGCTTTGATTGAAATACGAGACAACGAGCTGTTTCGAGAAGGCGGTTACGGCACACTTAAGGATTACATGGAGTCTGAGATTGAGACGGGCTGGCGACAGGGTTACAACCTGTTGAAAGCTGCTGAGATTAAGCAGGAACATGATGTCCCCAGCTTGCGAGCAGCTTTGAAATTAAGCGATGTACCGGAAGATCAAAGAAGTGAGGTTTTAGCCATAGCTTCTGAACGTCAAGGGGGAATCGAAAAGGTTACAGCCCCCATGATTCAGGATGTTCATGAGGAGCTGCGGCCTAAGCCTACGACGTTTGAGCCCCCGGACAAGTCTGAGTTTCAAGCCCTGGTCTTTGAAGTTAAGCAAATTGGCAAGCGGCTGAATAGTTTACATTCCGGACCAGGCCGACACTTGTATATCAACGAGGCTCAGGGGCATATTAAGTCGCTGGCGGCATTGATCAACAAGTCCATACCAACAGTTCCATGCCCTGAGTGTTTCGGCAGGCAGTCGCAGTGCCATTTGTGTGAAGGCATTGGGTGGGTTACTCAAGAGCTGTTTGATGCCAGAGGGGAGCAGTACAGATGAAACTGCGCCCATATCAAGAAGAGGCATTAGAAGCGACTGTTGAGAAGTTTGAGGAGAACAACGGGCTTTTAATGGTGATGGCGACGGGGCTCGGTAAGACCGTAACTTTAGCTCACCTGGTCAACAGGTTTCCCCAGGGCAAGATACTTGTTATTGCACACAGAGAGGAGCTGATTCATCAGCTTGCCAACACTTTACGCCATGTCACTTCTAAAGAAGTCGGTATCGAAATGGCGGATTGGAAGGTATCTGGTGCGTTGTGGGCTCCTCGCGTCGTTGTTGCGACGGTCCAATCGTTAGCAAGGAACGGTTGCGCTCGGCTACAAAGATTAGTTAAAGATCCGGATCAGTGGGTTTTATCTATTGTTGACGAGGCTCACCATGTTCCTGCGCAAGAATACCAAACAGTGCTGGAGCATTTGAGAAAGAATCCGTCTCATAAAACTCTTGGCGTAACAGCTACGCCTGACAGGTTGGATCGTGATAGTGGTGGTTCTTTAGCTGTTTCATACGACGAAGTTTCTTATGAAATGAACATTCGGCAAGCCATTGATGGTGGGTGGCTTGTTCCGATACGTCAACGGACTGTCTATGTTGAAGATTTAGACTACACAAATGTCCGTAGAAACAGAGGTGATCTTTCTTCTAAGGGTTTGAGGGAAATCCTTGGTAAAGAGAAGATCATGCACAAGATGGTCTCGCCTTCCCTGGAGCTAATCGGGGATAGGCAGGCCATCTTTTACGCTGCGAACCGGGATCAGGGGAAACGTGTTACTGAGATATTCAATCGAAACAAGGAGAATTGTGCAAGGTACGTTGATGGCACAACCCCAAAAGATGAACGCCGAATAATTTTTGACACTTACAAGAGCCGTGAATTTCAGGTTCTGGTGAATGTAAATGTTGCTGTCGAGGGGTTTGATTGCCCTGAAGCTGAGTGCATCATCTTGGGGAGGAAAACTTTGTCTCGATCCTGGTATGCCCAAGCGGTTGGGCGTGGCCTCCGGCCTTTGCCCGGCTTAGTGGATCAGGAAGAGACCCCTAGCCAAAGAAAAGCTGCCATACAGGGATCTAGGAAAACTCATTGCGAGATTATTGATTTCCACGGCAACGCTGGAAAGCACAAGCTGATTTGGGTTGGCGACATCTTAGGGGGGACTCTCCCTGGTGAAGTTATGGACTTGGCCCGCGAGCTATCTGAAGAAAACATCGAAGGCGAAGCTGTTGACCCGGATGAGTTAATTGAGCAGGCTCGAATTGAAGCTGAAGAGCGAGAGAAGTGCCGACGAGCTGGCCTGGTTGCTAGAGCTAAATACAAGACGCGGAAAATTAACCCGTTTGATCGTTGTGATCTTGGGCCAGATGTTTTTCTTGAAGACGATGGCAGATCGACTCTTGAGCAGTGCGAATGGCTTGCTAAAAGCACTGATGGCCGGATTGACGGCGGCGAGATGACTAAGGCTGAAGCCCAGCAAGTTATCCGTGAGATTAGACGGCGGGACAAAGAAGGACTTTGGACGATTTTCCAAGAGCAGGCTCTTCGTAGAGCCAAGCTGTCTGCTAAGTCACTGACACGAGAGCAAGCGAGCAAGTATTTGCAACAGCTTGCGAATTCTGGTTTCAAGAGGAGATTCAGATGAGTTTTACAATCGAAAAAGATGAGTTCCTGATAAAGATTGGAAACACTGAGTTTCATACCTTTGTTTCCTGTGATGTTGATGCTGATTACATTGTCGGGAAGGGAGGGGACGGGAGATACATCCCATGCGACCCTGACTCTTTGAATGTGACAGGCTTTAATTGCCAGATCACAATCTACTCACCATACAGCGAGACTGAACACAAGATTGATCTTGAAGGTCTTGAGTGGTTTGATTGCTTTCTTGACGAGCATTCAGAAGAGGTCATGACCGCTGCACGAGAGGCCGAGCAAGCCAGCTTGGAGGACTCGTGACTACATGGAGAGATGTTAAACCTGGTCGGCCTTGTGAGATTTGCGGGAAACCGGATTGGTGCGGCTACACGGAAGACGGAGCCCACAGGTGCAAGCGAGTAATTGCGAAAACTGGATATCGGGTTGTCCGGCCAGCCGACGATCCTAGAGAGCCTGGGAATGCAACTGTTTTTAGACGAGAAGAGGATGTGCCTGGCGGAAGTTTTGTCCCGAGAAAAATTTCCCCCCCTGCAAAAGAGTTCAAACTCTCAAACTTCAACAACGTCCAGGCCGAATACCTAGCGAATGGAATGGACATGCACGAAGAGAGGGACCGCCTGGCTAAACGGCTTGGCTTAAAAGGTCGGCATCTTTTCATGCTTGGGATCGGTTGGCACAAAGGGTTGGAGGCTTGGACATTTCCTATGTATGACGAAACTCTGAAGGTTGTTGGTATCAGAACCAGGTCTAAAGCTGGCGAGAAAAGGGCTGTCCGTGGTTCTTCTGACGGATTGTTTGCAACACTGAACCCTATTTCAAAACTGCCGGGTCCTGTTTACATAGCAGAAGGGCCTACAGATACAGCAGCTCTCCTGGCTCTAGGTCTTTACAAAGTTCTAGGAAGAAGCAACTGCCTTGGCGGTGTAACAATTATCGAAAAACTGTGCGTTAATCAGGATGTTGTTGTTGTTGCGGACCATGATCCGCCTGGCCAAAACGGCGCAAAGCATCTTATAGACCGGCTTCAAGGGATCAGTAATACCGCAAAGGTAATAGTTCCGCCAGCAAAGGATATTAGAGAGTGGGTGAAACAGGGTGCGACTCCGGATGACTTCCAGTCTTTGCTTAGAGAGGAGCCCTTGTATGCCTGAGACTACTCATGACATTTCTCGCAGGTGCTTGGCTTACTTGCAGTTGAAAATGGGATTGCATTGCAAGATCGAAATGCACATTTCAACTTCTAATGAGCTTGGTTGTTGGGGCATGGCTTGGCCTCATGACACAAAGAGAAATACATATTGCATTTCTGTGGCTGAAGACCAGTCTCTTCGAAACTTCATAGCGACCATTGCTCATGAGCTTATTCACGTTAGGCAATGGGTTCACGATAAGTACATGGGCGACGGAGAAGAAGAGGCTAAGGAAGATCAGTTCAAGTGGGCGGATGAGATTTGGAATGAAGGGGTGGTATGAGAAGAAATAAACACAATGTATCTCCGTCCGAACAGAGGCGATCTCTTGGCAGAACATTTGATTCTAAAGCTGAAAAAGAGTATGCCGAAAGATTGCAGTTGCTACTCGACTCAGGAGTTATTGCTGAGTTCAACTGCCAGGTTCCTGTTCATTGCTTAGGTTGCCCCGAGAATAAATTCAAGCCTGACTTCTTGGTTATCCCATCTCCAGAGGACGGGAGATTTCCTTATTACGTCGAAGTCAAGGGGTTTGAAACTCCGCAATGGAAGACAACCAAGACACTATGGGAAGCCTATGGAAGACTAGAGCTTGTTGTTGTGAAGAAGCGGGGCAAGGATTTTTATGAATACGAGACCATCACTCCAAAGGCGATGAAGCCATGACGAGAGTTGGGGACGTTCTCCAGGGATCTTTGCTTGAGGAGCAAATCAATCTTGAAACCGAAGCGGTTACAAGAGGGGTAGCTCGTTACAGGCGGCTCGCTCAAGATGCTATCGACAGAGATGATGGAGCTTCATTGAAGCCAGCCGAACGCCTTGTCGTTTACTGGGTCCCGGCACTAGCGATGGCGATAAAGGAAGAACATAGGCTTATTTACACCGGCAGTCCTGGCAAGGGCCGTGGTGTTTATGGCCCCGTCCTGTTGCACTTAGATCCAGAACGTCTTGCAGTTATTTCTGTTCACGAAATGCTTTCTAGGTGCATGTCTAAGCCTAGCGGAGAGACATTTCTAAAGATGTCTTATGCCATTGGGTCGGCTGTCCTGGCCGAGATTCACATGGACACGATGCGGGCGGATCCGGAAGCCAGCAAACTGCAAGAGCTTGAAAGAAAGTTTAAGCAGATGTCTTCTACCAAGGTGAATCAGTGGGCCAAGAAGACGTTGGACGATTCGCTGTGGAGCCGCAAGGTTTGCACGCAGGTTGGAGCGATACTGATTGACAAGGTTTTGAGCGTGGCAACTGTTCAACAGCATGGGACGAATGACCCGCTGCCAGCATTTGAAAGGAAACTTGTTTATCAAAACAACAGAAGCATTGGAGTTATTCGGCTTGCCGAGGAGTCTGTGCAGCTAATTGAAGATGGGCATCTTGTACGCCAATCAATGAGACCACGATACCTGCCCATGCTTGTGCCGCCGTACCCTTGGAGCGACGAAGTAGAGGGGGGCTACGTCAGGATTCGAACCCCATTCATATCTAAGCCCACAAGTGACCAGCGGAAGGCATTGAATAACTCCCAAAGAGAGACCCTTTATGAGGGGCTGAACGCAATCAACGCGACTCCCTGGAAAATCAATCAAAGAATGGTTGAGCTTCAAAAGGGTATTTATGAAAGCGGGGGAGGCGCAGGCGTTCCTAAGCCTGATGTGGTTCCCATGCCAGCAAAGCCTTCTGATATTGAGACCAACCCTGACTCTTTGAAAAGATGGAAGGCTGCTGCTAGTGAGGTTCACACAATTAATGCGAAGCTCAAGGGGGCTCGTATTGAATTCTTGCAACGTCAGTCTGTTGCTGAGATGTTTTTTGGTTCAGATCAAATTTACATGCCATGCCAATTTGACTTTCGGCTACGGCATTACCCCATCCCGGCGACCAGCCCAAACCATCACGGGCCGGACACGGCTAGGGCTTGCATGTTGTTTTCAGAATCAGTTCCGGTAACAGATGAGGGCGTTGAATTTCTTTACATCCAAGCAGCCAATCATTGGGGCGAGGACAAGCTCTCGTTTGATGATCGTATTTCATGGACTGAGGACAACCTTCCGCAGATTAAAGAGTGGGCTCAGAATCCAGAAGACACATTTCATGAGTGGGGCCAGGCTGAAGAGCCCTTCCAGTTTATGAATTGCTGCTGGGCTATCTTCGACCCAGAGTTTGCTTCTCACCTTCCGGGGCATGTGGATGGATCTAATAATGTGAACCAGCATTATGGAGCTATTGGGCTTGACCCGGTTACTGCTCAGAAGGTCAACATGCTGCCTAGCAACAGGCCTCATGATCCTTACCTGGATGCCTTGAAGCTGGTGGTTGATGAGCTGGAGCTGAAGCATCGGGGGGGGTGCGACATGGCCTTGACCGCTTTGCCTCATTTGCAGGGTAAGCAGGGCAGGGCTCTTGTTAAAAGGCCTTGCATGGTGAGGCAATATAACTCGACCCTGGTTGGGGCCAAGAACCAGGTCTATGAGGAGCTAGTGAAAGCCGAGTACCCCCGTGAGGGGCGAAGAAAGATGGCTAATTACCTGGCGAAAATAATCTTTGCCCAGGTAGCCCACCTGTTCCCTGCTTCTACCAATCTCATGAAGTGGCTTGAGGCCTGTGCCAGGATGATGTGCGAAGAGGATCCCAGCAGGCCCATTTCTTGGACTTCACCAGTAGGTGTTCCAATCGTCCAGCCCTACAGGAACATGAGAAAGTTCCGGATCAAGACCATCGTACAGGATGTCTTGCTAGGCCATCGTGACACAGATGCCCCCGTCGCCAAGCGAAGGCAGATCCAAGGGCTGCCGCCAAATTTTGTCCATGCGATTGATGCCGCTCATGCCTTATTTACCGCGATTGAATCACGGCTTCAAGGGATTACTACGGCCTTTGTCCATGACTCATATTGGGCTCATCTGTCAAATATGGGGCAGCTTGGACAGACTCTTCGAGAGCAGTTCATATTGCTGCATGAGGTGAACCATGCCATGCAGGCTTATGAGGAGTGGAGCGAGGCCTACCCAGGCCTTGAGCTTCCCATGCCTCCGCCGCGAGGCTCTTTGGATCTTAGCCAGGTGCTGAAAGCACCCTACTTTTTTGCATGAAAAACGAGGTAGGACACGATAATGAACCAGCGAGAGCGATACGGATATGCAGTTTTGTTTACGCAAGGCCCCCGGCTTGGCGACTTGTTCGAGGGCAGGGGCTGGAAAGAAAGGTGGCGCATAATTCGCCGCCATCCAAAAGTCTGCTACCAGCTATGGGGCTCCTGGCTGTCGGGGAAACTGACTGGATCAGGCCACAGGCATTGCCTTCCTTCTGACTCAGAGCAGGCTATGGACTTTGGATTTTGCAAGATCCAGTTTGTACCAATGGACCGTTTTGACCGTCGCCATCACAATCTCATGGGCTGGGTGTACTTTGAGTCCCCTATGAAGCCAGATTGGGACCAGTACAAGAACATGAAATCGGGTCTTTGGTACGCCACCTTTGGCAGAATCCTCATGTGGATGACGCGTGGCTGGTTCCAATGCCGAAATTGCACAACAATTACCAGGCACTGGCTTCAATGCCTGGGTGTTCCAGTTCCTCGTAAGTGCTGGAACCCCAAGCTGTTACTACTTTGGATGACTGAAAATGGATTCACTTACGCTTCCGGCTACGCTACCAATGACATCGAGTCAGTTGATTGACGAGCTGGATCAGTTAAATCCAGCCCCCGTTATTTCCGGGCCGATTGACGAAAGCAAATTACAAGAGCTTGTTTACCAGGCGGGCCGAAGGTCCCTGGTGAATGAGCTTGTTTACCTTAAGAAAAAAATGGAGGATCAAGATGGGTTCAGCTCCTAGTATGGATGGCACTCGCACTGTTTCTAGCATGGATAGGGTGCCTCTTGATATGCAGGTCCCTACCCGCCAAACCCCCAAGCCTTGGCGTGAGATCCCTTCTGGCAATAGCCGGAAGAAGAAGCGTAAGGGCTCAAGGGAAGGCCTTACAGTCCAGCCTGGCGGCTCTGGAACGAACGTGCCAGCAGGTGGTGGTGGTTATACCGAATGAAGATTCAAGCGGATTACGCAAAGCATGACGCAGATCGGCAGGAGAGCCTTGATCGCGCACGGCTTTGCTCATCCCTGACAAAACCCTGGATTCTGCCTCCAAGCGGGTGGACTGAGGGATCCAAATTACCAGAATGCTTTTCCAGTCTCCCTAGCCGGGGAATCTCTAATCTGGAAGGGCGTTTGATTGTTGCGCTTTTCCCTGCTGGGCAGCCGTTTTTCCGGCTCAAGCCAGCAGCGAAATTCAAGTTTGACCCAGCAGTCTCTCCTGAAGCATTGCAGGAATTCCAGCAACGTCTTCATTTGCAAGAACTTACGGTTATGGCGCACTTGGACAGGGCCGATAAAAGCCGGAACGGCAACGCCCGAAGGGCTGGGTTTAGATCGCGCATGCGCACCGCAATCTCCCAGCTTCTTGTAACTGGCGACGTACTTATGCAGCTCACAGATGAGCTGGACGTTCGGGTCTTTCGACGCGATCAGTATGTCACCAAAAGAGACTCTGCTGGCGATGTGATGTTTCACATTGTTAAAGAGAGCATTGATCCGCTGATACTTAAGAAAAGCCAACTGACTTTGTGCGATCTTGACTTCGATTCTCTTCAGGAAAAACGCCCTGTTGATCGAATGGAAGACATTTACACGCGATGCGAATGGAATCCTGTATCTAAGAAGTGGGTGATACAACAGGAATGCCGTGGGAAAGTAATCAACGAAACAGAGGAAAAGATAACTCCGTTTTTGTCTACGCCATTCGAGCTGGCTACTGGTTCCAATTATGGAATTGGGCTGGTGGAGCAGAACCTTGGAGACGTTCGCTCGATAAACGAGCTTACAGAGAGGCTCCTCGATCACGCTTCAATGGCATCGAAAATGCTTATGGTCACGGACTACAATTCACAGGTTCGACCAAGCGACTTGGCAATGCCAACCGGCTCCGTCATTCAAGGAAGAGTCCAGAGCGGCCAGGTCACTGATGTCGCTCTTTTAAGAGCCGACAAAGGCCAGGACTTCGGGGTAGCTAACTCCGTCAGAGAATCTATCCGGAAAGACCTAGCTACGGTGATGCTCATGGAGGCCGAGCAGCTTCCTACTTATGAAAGAGCAAGTCGATTGCATGTTCAAAGGGTGGCCTCTGAGCTAGAGCAAAGCCTTGGAGCAGTGTATGTTCCCATTTGTGACTCGCTTCAGGTTCCCCTGGTTGAGCGTATTAGAGAAGTAATGGTCAAGAAAAACTTGCTTCCATCCCTGCCAGATGATGTGGTAGAGATTGAAGCGGTTACAGGAATTCATGCGATTAGCCAGGAAACTGATCAGCAGAAACTTCTTAGCTTGTTGCAGATGCTGTCTCAACTGGGTCCGGATACAATGAGCCGAGTCAATCAGGGAATCCTTCTTGATTTGCTGATGCGGCAGTCAGGTTTGTATGAGCCGGGTTTGGTAAAGTCAGAAGAAGAATTGAAGAGAGAAATTCAAGAGCAACAGAAACAACAGCAGCAGGCTATGGCGGCCAGCCAAATGGTTTCCAGTGCCGGTACGATTGCCGAGCAGCAGGCTGCGCAGGAGAATGTAAATGTCTGATGAAGCCTCTCCCACGTTTGGTTTGCAAGCTGCGGGCTCAACGCCTCCAGCGCAAGCAGATGTGCAAGAAATTGATATTGATGTCCAGGGAAACTCTGCTGAAGCCTCAATGGAGGACAACGCCAGGACTTACGCTGACGGTAAGTTTAGCTCGGTAGAGGACTTGGAGAAGAGCTACCAAGAGCTGCAAAAGCTCATGGGTAACAAGTCCAATGAAGAGCCCCCCACTACTCTTGAAGACGTTGTAGAAGCTGCTGGCTTGAAATTTGATGAGCTTATTACGAACTACAACACTGACGGTCGCTTGAGCGATACCGAGTACGAGGCTCTAGGTAAGCAGAATTTCTCACGACAGATGATCGACGAATTCTTAATGGGCAAAAAGGCCCAGCTTGATAACGGCCAATATGCTGTTGATCAAATGCGAAGCAATTCTGAGAACATTGTTGGAGGAAAAGAGCAGCTTGACGGTCTCTTGGATTGGTTTGGCAAAAAGTATTCAACTGATCAGTCTCACCTTGACCGAACAAATGAGATGCTTCACGATCCAAATACTTATCGCATGGCAATTCAATCAATGTACTTTGAGTACCAGCAGGAGACGGGCAGGGGCTCTGAAACTCAGTTGATTCAAGGCGACCGAATGCCTGATACGTCAACTGGTTTCACGAATGTAGAAGACCTCGTGTCCGCAATGGCTAAAGTCCGAGACGCTGGAAGGCTTGACGAAGCGACAAAACGGCGGCTCATGAACACTCCTAAACATATTATGCAAGGTATTGAATAGATGAGACTCAGAGAACCTTTCCAGATTAGGCAGGCGATTGACCTTCAAGTCAATCATGGCGTTAAACATAAGCTCAATTTTCACTTGGCTGGAAGCGAGTACCATATTCAACTCCTTGATAAGTCCGGGGATTTGATTTGCACAGGCCGTGGACACAACGAAAGTGAGGCATGGAAAGATGCAATCAGTCTCTACGAGAAGGCCCCGAAGCGTAAAACGAAAGACGAACTTGCTAGAGAGAACGAGAATTTACGTCGCAAAGTCGCGGATATACAGCCCGACTTGGAAGACGATACGCATGAGGCAAATGCGAAAAAGGCGGCTTCAAGTAGCGATGCTACTGAATCAGACGTTGAGGCTCCTTTGAGACCTCGAAGAGGACGTAAGAAGAACACTCCTTCTGTATAAAAATTACCTTTCCCTCGTCTGCTGCTGAAAGGCAGTGGGCGGGTTTTTGCTGCATAACCCAGAAGCGAATTGGATACCCTGGATTCCAGGCCCGAGGAGCCAAGGACACTTAGGCTGCATTTGTAAAAACATTCATCACATTTTCACAAAGGAGATGGAAGTCATGCCTGACCTCCCATCTGGCACCGGATTTGGTGCAACCCGTACCCTGAGTAGTAACTTGGGTGCGGATACTCGTGAACTTGCTTTGAAGATTTTTTCGGGTAGTACACTGCCCCCAGCGAGAGGGATCTCGCTGTGACAACTGCGTGAATTCAAGGGAAGCCTCATCGAGGTAATCTTGAGCGAAGCCCTATGGGAACGTGCAACGACTATCGGGAAACCGAGTAGAGGCCAAGTGGTCTCGAAGCGCGCAGCACCATGACCTGGTGAAGAAATAGTCTGAACTGCATGGCGACATGCAGCAGCCACACGGCGGCGGTTGACTAACGAACAGCCGTGAACACAAGTGACTGTACTCGAAGCCTTTAGAGCAAAAACAGTCTTTTATGATAACCAGCAAAACATCATGGCCAAAAAGGTCTTGAGCGGCGGCCACGTTGCTCAGTGGCCCGTCATTGGCGATGATATCGACCTTGGAACCATTGGTACGGATACCGGAAGCAACGGATCTATCGAGGGTAAAGAGGGCGGTCTTCAGCTTGGTTACCATGTTCCCGGTGATTTCATTGCCGGACGTAAGATCAAGATGAGCGAACAGACAGTACGCGTTGACGATATGCTCGTCGCCGCTATCGACGTTCCGTTCCAAGACCTTGATCTGTCTCACTTTGATGTCATTCGTCCATACGCGACCAAGCTGGGTCGCTCATTGGCTATTGATAATGACAAGAAGATTGCAACGATTGCTATGAAAGCCGCACAGAACGCGGGCGTTGACGGGATTTATCCTGGCGGCCAGCTCGTTACTGGAGCAGTAGCATCTAACTCGCTCACTGGAGCGTTCACTGATGCCACTGGTGGCGTAAATGCTTTCGTTGACGCGGCACATGCTCTTGCAGAAAAATTCGATGACGATCATGTCCCTGAAGATGGGCGATATCTGTTTATCGGACCCCATATCCGCAAGATCCTGCGTCACGATCTCACAATCTTCAATCGAGATTACAACCCTAATAACACCGCTGGCTCGCTCAATGAACGAGTCATTGGCACGCTTGCAGGGTTTAACCTCGTCCTGACCACCCATTTGCCAAGTGGAAGCACTTTCGCAAATTACAATACCCAGGGTGGGGCAACTATGGCTAAGTACGATTATGACTGCTCTGCTACTGGTGGAAGTGATCAAGGTTGTGCTGCCATTGCAATGTGTGGAGCCTCAGAAGGCTCTGCTGCCGTCGGCATGGTTCAGGCCGGTGGAGTCCGCACGGTCATCGAAGATGATGAACGTCGGAACGTAGACTTTTGCGTCCGCTGTCGAGCAATCGCAGCGTGAGAACTCCGTGAACTCAGGGAACATCTCTCGTAGACAATCCTGAGCGAAGCCTGTCAATCGACAGGAACGTGCAACGACCATCCCGAAAGGGAGTAGGACTGAAGCCAGTCCGAAGCGCGGAGCATCCCATGTGGATGATGATATGGTCTCAACTGTATGGCGACATACAGCGGTCGATTCGTTCGACGGACACTTGCTTGCGACAAGTGTTGAAGATATTTGGAAGTTTATGAAGGCTCAGATGTTGGTCGGCTACGATGTCCTCTCGCCTTGGTGCGCAGGGGCAATCATGTTCAACGCCTGATCTTTTACCTTTGCAATACGGACCTGGGGGGAGACGTTCCCCCAGGTCTTTTTATGTCGAGAAAAAAATATGACCCGCAACACAAAGGGGCAAGCTGAAACCGTTCGACTGTCCGTTAGGGATTGGATCGGAATCCTCAGCGCAGTGCTTACTATTCTCGTATCTGTTTTCACTGCAACCCTAACACTTGAGCGAAGGCTCACCGAAGTTTTAACTAGACAAGAACAGCTCCAAATTCGTATTGAACGTCTTGAGGAGCAGACTGACAGGAGAACGTATCAGTGAATGGTGTAACTCTTTCAACCAGCACAAGGCACTGGCGGCCTGTATTTGGTACAAACCGCGTAGACGCTGACGCTGGAACATTTAACGCGCCTTCGGCAACACTGCCCACAAACGCAGTGCCAACCAATGGGGCAAATCTGGCAAAATTTCTTTGCTATGGAATCGGGACTTCCGGCTCTTCAGGCCTAAATATGATCGTTTCTGGATACAACAGATTCGGAGACGAAACTACAGATAAGCAAATTTGGGTTCCCTCATTTATTTGCAAGGCTGAATTTCTGTGGGCAGGCACTTCGATGACTGGCTTGTCCGCAAAGCAGGTCATAAACACTGAGAATTTCGCTGACACTGTGACCGTTACTGCCGGTGACACTAGCGTCCGCGTTATTACCGGAGCCACACAGGAAGCTGCTTCCATTACCGTAGACCTCGAAGGCTGTGAAATGGTTGGCATCACCTTTGACACGACTGGCGTGACGCAGCCGACAACCAGCTACAACGCACTGATTGGTCTCTTTTAGCAGATGTATATTCCATTTGCGGATGTCGCTAAACAGCATAAAGCTCATGCGATTTACTGTGGAAATCTAGTCGAAGATGGCTCTGATAAGTACATATTAAATGAGGCCTATGGGCCTCCCAGGTCAGAACTAGGGAAACCTGGCTTATCTTGCCATTACCCTTTAACTGACGGGGCAACATTGTCGGCTACTGAAATAGTCCAAGGAGCCACAGGCCTTTACAACGCGTCAGGCGTTCTTGCCACGGGGCCAGCAGTGGCTTTGCCAGCCAGTGCAAATAGAGGGCCAGGGTACACCAATCCGTCTACGGTAAAAACTACGGCCCTTAGCACAATTTCGATGACATCGCCTACCCCAGATGCTGGAAACCCTAATCCTATTGGCCTTAATAGCTCTTCATACAGTTTGGGGATTTGGTACAGGATTAACGACACGAGCGTTACATTTGACCCAGCGGGAGATGACAACACCGACCCTACTAGCGCAACGCTAATAAGCATTCAAAATTATTCGCCAAGCTATAGTGCAAAAGGGTACACCGCAAGAATAAATCTGAAGAGGAAGCAGGTTGGAACTGCTGCCCCTGGATATTGGCTTGAAGGTGAAATAGACACTGCCGAAAGCATTCCAGACGCAGGCTCATGTTCAGCACAGGTAACAAGCGACCCAGCCCAAACTCCCTGGGATGCTTCTATGCAAAACACATTGTGGCACTACGTTGTCCTCGTAGTGACTCCCACACAAATGAGTCTTCATATTGACGGGATCCAGATCGCCGCAAGGTCAAACACTGCGACCTTCCCGGCAACGCCTCGTTTTCGAATGTCAGTCAATACCACCATTGGAGCCAGTAGCACGTTTCAGGTTAGATCCGGACAATTTGCATACGCTTCTGTGTACGGTTCAGCATTGAATTATGAGGATATGTACCGGCATTTCAATTCAATGAGAAGGCCGCTAGATATAAAAGTCAACTACAACGAAAACAGGTATTCAACCGATCAGACAGATAAGATCGGCGGAACTCAGATTTCCGACTTGGACTATTCTCCAAGTAGCTTGACTAATCAACATCGGCATGATGGCCGTTTTGCTCACATGATTAGGCTAGACAGCCCTTTGTTCGATAGCACGGATTCGGCTATTAACGAAAAGCTAGAAAACCATCAAGTCGGAATACCCAGGCACTGGGAACTAACAAACACAGCCGGAGACGAAGTTTCGGATACAGACCAGAAGTATCGGTACAACACTCATGTTGCGGCTGGAGGATGGGACTTGAACGCTGGGGCTTCATACGGCGAAGCTGGGGTAACCATGCTTTGTGGATGGGAGGGGATTAACTCTCCTCGGTCTAGCAGCTATGGCTCTGGTGAGCATGATCAAACCGTTATATTTGACTGGAGAGGCACTGGGTCAAGCGGAGGGGGCGGAATCAACATGACCTGGAGTTATTCCCTTGGGACCAGCTCTATTGTAGGCCAGACAGTTACTTATATAGTTGATGGAGATGATGGGTTTGGCCTTTCCAGAGTAGGTGCTAATGGCGATTCTTCGGTGAATAGGTTTGAGTTTTACACTCCCTATGAAAGCACGACCGGGATCGATAACACATACACCCAATACAAAAGCACGGGTAATGATGTTGGCAAAAACTGGACGTTTCAAGCTGTCGGCGTAAGTGGCTGGCGGAATGGAATTTCAATGCAGGTAATAAACCCTAATAGGATTTCATCATCCAATGAGTCCCAAAATATAAGCCCAGAACAATTTGAAAATCTTCCGCTTGATGACGAAGATAATCCGTACAACGTAAGTCGGATGTGCCGAAATCAAGTGCCAAGAAACCCGCGATTCCTGTACTGCAACCGAAATGATTTTGAAACAAACCCGCACACAACTGTTGGCCAAGGGGTAGACAACTGCGTTGACCAAAATCGTTACGGCCCAATGGCCTTAATTGCCAGTCGTGTTTCTGATCAAGAAATGACCAGGATGCTTCGCTTGATGCACGGCCAACCCCTTCACCGAACCAGGCCAGCGTTGAGGGGCTGCGTAAGACACTTCCAGCTAAACGCTCCAGGCAGGACTTTGACATGAAGTGGACTATGCCATTTGCCCTGTTTTTGCAGGGTTGCAGTTTTGCGCCAAGAACTAACACTAGCGCAACAAACGCAATAGACGCTCTAGGATCTATTACAGCAGCAGGCCCAGGGGACCCCTGTGGGTCGCTGGCAATACTGTCCTGGGTTGGAGGGTTGGCAATAATTGGCGGCATTGCTGCTTTGGTAATTACCAGGACATACGGAATCAAAGCTATTGTAATTGGAGTAGGACTCGTACTTCTGAACTACGCAGTCTCTCGATATGCTCACGCAATTTTTGTCCCAATGCTAATTGGTACAGGCCTTATATCTATGGCCTACGCGTTCGTAGTTGTTCGCAACGCCTTGAAAACAAAAACAAAGCAAAAGTCTCTTGAAGAAGAGGCTATGGCTCTTTCTCGGAGATAGAACATGATGTCAACAATTTGGTTCTGCCTATTCGTAGGACTCGCTTCATTCGTCGGCGGCGTTTTTTGCCGACCGTATTTCTGCCGCTGGATTCCTGGCGGCGGTTGCCGAAAGGATTAGTCAGTGGGTGAACTCAGAGTAAGCAATGTAAAAGGCTTGGCTAGCGCAGACCTCACGCTCGGAGAGGCCAGCCAAAATGTGTCAGCAGCCAACACGCTGTCAGTTACCGGAATCCTTACCGCTACCGGAGGCATCACCCTTGCTGGCGACATGACTGGCAACAGCACTGGGAAAGCCGGGACTGGAACTAGTAAGCTCGCGGAAGTAAATGCGATTGCAGTCAACGCTACTAACGTGGACGCTAGTGGGTCTGTAGACGGAAGCACGGTAACTGCCGACGCAGAAATGACATGCGGCACAGCACAAATAGGTTCTGGCGCAACAGCTACAACCGGGTGCGCCACGGTTAGAAACCAGCTCAAGGTAGACAATAACGACGGCAATGCTACTGCCGTGACCGTTTTGACTGGTAATGTAAATTGTGGAACCGGGCAGCTTATTTGCGAAACTTTCAAAATTGGCGGGGTCGATGGCACGGCCTACACCGAAACAGATTTCGCGGGATTTGGAAGCGGTGGTAGCACTGGTACTAACTACGTTAAAGCATTTGGCAAAATACCTTATGACTTTAACATTGCCGATCACAATCCTGCTGTCAGCGGCGGCCTTAACGTGAACTCGGCTGCTCAAGACACTTCTGAATTTACGATTCAAATCAATTTCTCAGCAACAATTAGCGATCCAATTATTACATTTAGCTCGACTCAGGACGGGGATGATGGGGATAGTAGCAAGCCATTGACTTGGTACGTCTCAAACGAATCTTCAGGGTCAATCACCCTAAAGCTGAGAAACGGCGAAACAAATGACAATGGCGACCTTTATTTCCAGGTGGTAGACGCGTAATGAGAACCAAGCTCCAGTGTGTACAAGACATCATGCGGCGGGTGGGCAAGCCCCCCGTTACAGCTTTAGATCCCGGCGGCATTTCAATCGCCGCTCACATTGAAAGAGCTTTAGATGACGCGTCTATTTCTGTGCAAAGCCAAGGCTGGTACTGGAACACAAAAAGAAATGTAACGGCAACAGCTAATGGTGATGGTAAAGTCCAAGTTAATCAGCTTGAGAACGTGGCAGACATAGGCCAAACGGCAAGCTACGCAACTATTTTTCACGTTGATACTGACCAGGACAGCGTAGACACGAATGTTGTTCGGCAAGGAGATTTTCTCTACGACGTAGATGAGAACTCAGACACTTCTTTTAGCGGGACCCTGAAAATTCTGTACACATGGGAACGTCCCATTAACCAGGTCCCCTCGCAGTTTCAAGAGTGGATCATTTCCCTTGCAGCAATGAACTTCAACCGGCAAAACGAACAGAATGTAGGGCGAGATCAAATCTTGCAGTCTGAAATGGCGGACGCTCGAATGAAGAGTATTCGAGAAGAAGTCCGTTCACAGGACATAAACCTGCTTGGTATTAACGAAGCAAGGCAATTTCGAGGCAGGCCTCGTATGAAAGATTGGAGCGTTTACTAGCATGGCAGCGAGCATGACAATCGTTGATGCGATTAACGAAATAGTGGAAACAGTTGGAGAGTTTCCAATGGCAGGGGCTACTCCGCCTAGCGGAGGTGGCACAAGCATCTATGACCGCGCAAGGAATTTCCTAGATCGAGAATCTAAGTATGTCCAATCGTGGGGATGGCCGGAAAACACAGTAGTATCCAAGCAGTACATTGCGGATCAATCAGGCGACAAAACCGTTATCGACACTCATGCTACGTTTTTGACGCTTAGAGCCAGTGGTTCTTCTGCCCATAGAAATTTGGTCGCCAGAGATGATGGCGGCACACTCAGGGTTTATGACGGCAACGCTGGCACGTTTGCATTTGTAGCAAATGAAAAGCTGTACGTTGATGAGGTGACAGCCCTAAAAGTAGTGGCAAACGGCGGGATTGCGAGCGATTCTGCGTGGGGCTTTGAGCTGGCAACTGTTCCTTTGCAGCAAGCTATTGTGGATCAGGCAAAGATCAAATTCCAGCGAAGATACCAAGGCAGCGAGTCTGCTGAAGTAGGACTAATTCAGGAAGCAGCATTGTCTGATATCCGTGTCCAAAGGAATCAGCCCGACACAACCCAGCCAATGAACATCCAGCCAATGGTCCCACAAAGCCAGCAGGCAAGACGCGAGGGGTAGCTAGTGCCTTCAAGCAATTTCATTGATGTAACTCCATCACTGGTTCAAGGAATTTCCAAGCAATCGCCTTCAATTAGATTGCCAGGCCAGGTGGAAGACGCGTCAAACGTATCTTTCAACGTCGTTGACGGCGCAAGAAAAAGGCCTGGAACTAGGCCCTTAACTACAATCAACGTCAATGGGCAGTATGGCAGCTATAGGATCCATAAGATTGAAAGAGATGGTGATGAAGAACTAGCACTAATCTACGGATCCGGTGGCGTGGTGGCAATGATTAACATTAACACTGGATCTCAAGTTTCTGTAGCGGGGCAGCCAGGATACGTGAGCTACCAGGCAAACGTAGACACTCTCCGATTTGCCACTATTGCTGACAGCACTTTTGTCGCAAACACTGGAATTACTCCAGAAGCAACTACTCCAAGGGGAGAGACGATCAACTCTGACACAATGCCTGTCTTGCTTAAAAAGGATGAGCTAACAGGCGGCTTTGTCTGGAGTACCCCCGAGTGGGCTGGCCGTTCTTTGACTCGGCAAATTTTAGAGGCAAAAAACACTGGGTCTGGAGAATCTGGCTGGTGGAAACTTACCTATGGAAGCTCTGGGCAAAACGGCGTGCAATCAACTTCGGCCCCATTGCCTTCATCCTCTTCTTCAGAGTGGATAGCTAACGCTTTGCAGGGCAACGGGATTAACCCTAACGATCTGCTTAAAGAAATCATTTACATGAGCAGCTCGCAAACGAGCATCACTATTGAAGGGCTGACTAACACTACCAGTGCATCTGAGCAGATTCGCACAGGGCGTTATGAATGCTTAGATCCCCTGTACAAGGATTGGCAAGGGCCTCACCCAAACAATCCATTCCCTAAAAATGTTGCCGGAAAAGCAGTTGTTGGGATTGCAGCGTTTCCGTATGGGAAAGTAATTGTAACCGGCGGGCCTTCTGACACTGATGACGTTCTTGTACAGCTATCGCCTGACATTGATGTTAAGCAAAGGCTGATTTGCAGCAAGGGCAAACTTGTCCACATTGGAGACAATGCCACAGATCCGCCACCCCCATTTGTAATGCAAACCCAGAATCAAGGGGTGAATGTAAAAGGCATTCCAATTCGAGACATTGGGTTTATTCGCAATCGTCTGGTTATTGCAGCGGGCGAAACGCTTGCATTTTCAGCAGTTGATGACTCTTTCCGGTTTTACTTGCAAGAGCCGCCTGTCCAAACTGACGCTGATCCAATTAACGTGCAGCTTGCCGCTAGTGACGTTTGCCTGGTTGATTTCTTGGTCCCATTCCGTAAATCAATTATTGTCTTGACAGGCTCAGGGCAGCAATTCGAGCTAAACGGCGGCGACGTTCTCACTCCGTCTTCTGTTGCAGTAAGCCCTGCAACTAAGTATGAGACGCAAAATGTGAGGCCTGTAGCAATCGGAAACCGGCTTTACATGGTCGGCTCTTCTGCTGGGTACTCGACGCTTCTTGAATACTACTATTCAGAAGCAAGCCTGAGCAATGTTGCACAAAACGTAGGCCGCCACGTTGATGACCTGGTTCCAACTGGGGTTTACAGCCTTGACGCTTCACCCAACCAGGAATCAGTGTTTATGGTTCCCACACTAACGGGGTTGGCTACTCCTAGAGACATTTCTGCTGCTACCAGCGGAAGTGCCTTGGAGTGGAACAGCTCGGCATCATGGGTTGGAGCAGTCATACCAAACACTGAAGACAATGTAACCATTGGTTCTGGCGCAAGTATTATCATTGCGGCGGCGAGTGCGAATGTAGGCCCTGACACTGGAGACTCAAATGTTTCAAGCGTAACGGGGTCAAAAGTAGTCGTTTACAGGTCGTACACCGAGGGAAATCAAAGAAAGCAAAGCGCATGGTCGCAGTGGAATTTTGACACTGACGCTATTCAAGATGTGAAAACTTATGATGATACGCAAATCATTATGCGAAAAAGCGGAAGCAAGCTCATTATTGAGTCGCTGGATTTGTCTGAGCCTAGTGGCCCTTGTGTCCGCAATGGCGTTACCTTTGCCTACACCCCTCACCTTGACCACGAAACAAATGCTGGGACAGGCACAGACGCGGGTAGTGGTAATACGGTATTTACACACACCCCTGCCTCGGGATATTCACACTCCTCATATGACACGCTAATTATTTCCAATGGCAGTTCGACTCTTGAGTATCAGAAATCTGACGTTCTTTCCGAAGGCACATACACGCTAAGTGGAAATGAATTGACAATTTCCGGAAACAAGATTGGCTATAAGGCCATTATAGGTAGGCGGGTCAAAAGCTCGATTACCCTAACCCGTCCATTTGCAAAAGATCGGGCTGGGCTGCCTATGACTGATGGCAGGACTACACTCCGCAAAGTCGTAGTTCAACATCATCAGTCTTCTAAATATGACATTGAAGTTACGTCAGATGACGCAAATATATCTGGCAGAGAAAGAAAAGAAGTCTTTACTCCGACTGAAGATACCGAAACTGGTATTCATCACGCATGGTCTCAAGGAGACGTTGAAAAGACTTCAGTAAAACTCAACTCTGATACAGGTGGCCCTTGCACCTGGACAAGCGTTGAACAGCACGGTACATATCATTCAGAATTGAGGAATCAATGAGCGCAATCACTTCAGGTGAAATGGTCGGCATTCAAAATCAAGCGGCAAGACGCAACGAGCAATCTGCTCTTAGAACAATGGGAATGAACTCTTTTCAGCGGCAGGTTCGTAGTGAGGCAAATGACAAGCAGACTCACACCCGCCTTTCCTCTATGAAAATGCGAGAGATGTACGCTATGGCTTCGGCTGTGGGAACCCAAAAGGCTAAGTATGCCAGCAAAGGGGTTGCACCTGGCAGCGCACAAGAAGACGCTTCTGTTACTAATCTCAGGACTGTTCAAGGATTTCAGTCTGAAGTTCAAGGGCAAGAGTTGGCAATGGGCATCTTTGCTCAAGACCTTGGCTTTGCCAATGAGGTAATGAGAGAAAATGAGAAACTGACCAATTCCTTGAATCAAGCTCAGTCAATGAAGAGAAGTAAGAGCAACGCTTTGATTGCAGGCATCTTCCAAGATACGCTTTCAGTGGTTGGCATGGGTACAGGTATCGCAGGCGCAGTTGGGAGCTTCCGGTCGTGAGTCAATTTGGATCAGGCTGGGGGAAGCAAGGCAGAAACGTATCGTCGCCGGATGGAGCGATTGCGCCTACTGAAATATTCGACCCTGTAGGGCTTGAGCCTTTGAATATGTCGGCTGCTAAATTTTCAGCCAACACTTCTGACCTTGAAGCAATTAACCAGGCTTTCAAAAGCGGAACTGCTGCGGTTGGACAGACGGCATCAATGGCGGCAAACATTGGCAAGGCCGTTAAGAAATCCAAAAAGGGCCTTGTAAAAAGAGAGGCAGCCCTGTTTGTTGAAGGGTTTAAGACGGATTTGGACGCAGGCGGCCTGGAAGATTACGACCAGGACGGTAACCCTACTACCGACAATGAAGGGAAAATTTGGGATCATTTTAATCGGGCGTATGAAAAAGATGGCCGCACGGGTTTAACTGGGGCAGTGCGTCAAGTCTCCAACTTTTACGCTACGCAGGCTATGGCTGGCGTTGAGTGGGATGAAGAAACGCAAGCAGCATTTGCAGGTACGACAACGATTGAGATGGACAAGCTGCTCATTTCTACCTACATGGATAGGCAAAAAGACAGCAGGCAGCTTCGTCAACAGGGAATCATTGATGAGCTTGCAATTAGCACTTCAGAAGATCGTAGAGATATGGGCATTAGGGCTGGCATGAAAGGCTTGAAGGGCTGGGATGACTTCCTGTATTCAGACCTGTCCTGGCAATTTTCTGAGGTAGGTGAGCGGGATGAGCTGCTTGTCTTGGCCGGTGAAAAGGCTGCATCACTAGGAAACTTTGAAACAGCAGACGCTATTTCCAAGGCTCTTGGAATGCGTAATTCAGAGAAGTCAATTTCGCTTGACGGAACAATTGCGACAGAAAGACAGCGTTACAACGAAAAGCAGACGTATCAATTTTATACAGAATGGCACAACGACAAACCAATCGATATGGATCAGCTTTTGCAAATGGATAAAGCCCTTGAAGGCAGTCCTGAATTTGTCAATGAGGCTGCAAAGTTATTTACTTCACAGGTTGAGCTTCCTGAACTAGCTACTCGGAAACTCCGAGGCCTTAGATTCATGACAGATGAAAACGGCGAGCCCTTGTTTGTTGAAGGTGGAGCAATGAGCCGATTTGTCACTGAGGCTATAAACAGCTTGCCTACAGAAGCTGATGTTATCAGGAATCAACAACAAGCTCGGCAGTTTAACTTAGACCGGGGCAGCGACTTTAACGAGCAAATGCTCGCTAATGGTCAGATTGTAAATGACAAAGTCACAAAAGATAACCCTACAGGGATCGCTCACCCTTACATGCTTGACACTGGAAACGCGTTTGTAATGGTTGATCCTGATAACTACAAGGCTTTCTTGGATACAACACTTCCGCCAGGTGCAGCAAGTGCCACATACAATGATTACGTTGACAAAAAGCGTAACGAGGACAAGGTTGTTGATGAAAGCGTTTCTAGGGATAACGAGCGAAGGTTAAGCGCGTCGATGCGGAGAGCAACGACTAACCAAGACCTTGTGTCTGTATCTGCACAAATAGATGATCTATATAAAAATGGAAGCCTAAACAAGGCAGACAGAGCTACGCTTGCAGCACTGGAAAAGAAGTCAGGAGTACACCTAGAGCTAGATGACGATGAGGATATTGATGATCTGGTTGATCGTATATCTGATACAGCAAAAAGAATTGCTGGAGAAAGTTCTATTAGCCTGGGTGAAATAGGAATTGACATCGGAGGAGGAAAGGATCTTCCAGATGCGTGGGATGGCTATGTCACCGACTTAGGAAACCAGGTCAGGACACAATGGAGAAATTGGCACAAGGGAGATATTGAAATAACAACTCCTGAAGGGTATGTCAAAGACGGAAAAGATGTAACTGCCGGACAGGTGTTAAAAGTTTCTGTCTATGACGCATACATGGACCCTAAGCTCTACTCGCAATATGAAAAAGCCAGGGAATTACAAGTCAACGCTATGAGAAACTCAATGTTCTCTACTGTCAATATGAAGAAGAATGAAAATGGATCTTACGACTTCACTGTAGGGCAAAGCGGCGGGATTGCGTCCTTCTTTAGACAGCAGTTGGAAGACGCTGAGAACAATGTAAGAGAAGGTGCTAAGGCACGAGTAATCTACAAGGGCGACACAGGCAATGAGTGAAGAGCTAAGAGACCAAACTCCTCCAGATCCAAACACTAGCGAAGCTGTTGAGGACAGCCAAAATCAGGAGGAAACCTACGCTCCTGAGCCTGATGCGGATACTACGCAGCCAGCTCCCGAAGAAGCTGGAGACAACTCCGCATCATGGATGCAAAAGATGCTTGAGGGAGCTGGGCAAGCTGCTCAGGACCCTGCTGTATCAGAAGCTGTTCAACAGGTAATGCCAGCGATGCAAGCTGGCCCTGAAGTGTTACCAGAAACTCCCCCTGGCACGGAAACGGCTTTGCCGCAAGGCGATCAAGATTTAGAACAGGCTGAAAAAGACGCTGAAGCAAGGGAGGAAGCTAAGACCAATCCCACAAGCGAGCTTCACCCTGACAAGAAAGCTACTGAAGCCTTGCCTGATTGGGCCGAGTTTGTAGTCAATAATCCAGAAGAATTTGCAAAAGCATGGGCGAGAGAATACGTCACGGATGATTTTGCTAAATTTCAAATTGACCCCTGGATTGAGGCGATTGCATCGGGTACTCCTGCGGACCATTGGCGATGGGGCGCAAGAAGTATGCCGGATAATTTGTGGTTGGTTGGCAGCGTTGGAGAAGGTATACACAAAGGGATTGTTGAAGGGTACAACTTTGGCGTTGATATTCACAATGCAACAACTGAAGACCCTAACGATTACATTGAAACATTCGATTCAGAAGAGTTTTACGGGGCTCCAGAAGGAATGGCAGATTCAATTTTCCAGGGGGTAGGCCAGGTAATGACCTGGTTTATTCCTATTGCTGGAACGACTTCCAGGGTAACTAGAGGACTTACTGGCCTCTGGAGATTTGGAGGAGGATCTCTATTCCGAAATCGAGGCGGGAAGTCAATCGGTGACATGGTTAGATATGGCAGCACTTACATGGCTGGATCAGGAGCCGCTGTTGCCGTAGCTTTTGATCCTTCTAAGGGAAATGTCAGCACAGTTCTAAACGAACAGTTTGACGGCAAGTCTTGGAGTGCAGCAAGAAACTTCTTCGACAAGTACCTCTTTGAGCCACTAGACTCTACGCAATACACAGACGATCCAAAGACACGGATCTACGGCAGGCTTGCTAGTGCTACTGAAGACCTTATTGGCGTTAAGCTCATTGATGATCTTATAGGCTGGGCCGGGCGTTCCTTTGGATGGGCAAAACAAACCGCAGGCCCAAGGGTAGCTTCCGCGACACAGCAAGTAAGAGAAGGGGCAGAAGCGATTGCGGAAGAGACTGGCGTAGCCCCTGTCCTCCAAGGCATAAAGAATCTGGCATACGACACTCTTATGCCGGAAACTAAGGTTGCCATTCGCAACACCTATCTATTTACAGTTGCAAGAATGAAGAGGGCTCAAGAGCTTTACGACTCTGGAGTGAAGATGAGCAACATTCCAGCGCAGCTTGAGTATGAAGGATTTGGGCTTAAAGATTGGCAAATTGAACACCTGATCCCTGCAATGGGCAGACTCATGACGGAAACTTTCGACATGGGTTTAGACCAGGCGGAAGAACTGATGGATCAGTTTGTGCGCCACAACGGCCAGCTAACAAGCGTGTTCATTGGCGGAGGCCCAAAGGGCTTGGGAGCCAGGCAGGTTATGGCCTCGGGAGGCGGTCGGCCAGGCAGCATTCGCGTTTCGCTTTTGCCAGACGAAAAGAAATTCTTTGACGATCTTGCTTCTACTCCAGAAGGTAAAAAGCAGCTAGAAGACGCTGGGTTCCGAATACTAGACAGTGGATTGCTTGAAGCTCGTGACAAAGAATCTATGAAGGATTTTGTGGAGCAGATTGCCAGTGCCAGGGAGGCCTCCGGTGAGGTAGTCCCACCTTCATTCGGCAAAGGTGATTTTGGAAATGATGCAAAACCTATTTTGTATTCACGAACTAACGCTCATGCTGAAGTCGATTTCGACACAGGCGTTGCTTTTATTAGAGGATTCAATGGGGCCGACGCGGTAGACGCGGCAGACGAGTTTGGTCACGCGTTGCACGCTCAACTGTTTGCAAGCAAAGATGAAAGCCTTAAGAAAGCAATGAACGAGGCGTTTGACATTGGGCCAGAAGGCTGGACAACCGGACCTGGTGGCAAGATGGAAGACTTTTCAGGAGCTTTCAAGAACATTGCAATCCGATGGAGCAAAGACCCTAGCTCAATCCCTCCAAAGAAACGCCAGGCCGTTGCCCGACTTGTCGCAGAAATGCGGGACATATACATCGACACAAAAGGCAATGCCCCAGGCGTTGGAAGGCTAAAGCCGCATATCAAGGAATTCTTTGAAGACCTTGCCCGTCGAACTGATTTGCCTATTAGATACGCTCCTGGCAGATATATTGATCCTATTGATTGGAGTACCCTTGCAGGCCGAATTGCGGACTGGGCAGCAAAGGGAATTGATTGGCGAGACAAACTCAAACCGGAAGATATGCTGGCTGTCGCCAGGATTAAAAAGCCTGGAAATCGCCAGGGGCCAGGGAACGTGCGTCCAGGCCTAGACCCAGATAGGGTCCGATCTGGCAACCCAGAAGATCCAACAATCGTGGGGTCTTACCCCCCAGATGCTTCCATTAGCTCAAACACATGGAGTACAGAGGAAGAGCTTCAGATCATGGTGGCCGCGTACCAGGATCTCTCTCGATACCTGTACAAAGAGAATGTAAACATCGGCAAGGTTACCTGGGACGAAGTAGAAGAACAGGGACTAAAACTTGTCAATGATTGGATGGGGCGAGATCCGCTTGAGCTAGAAGCAACCATAAATCAATTTCTCAGGGAAGGAGACCCCCGAGATAAAGCCGCAAGAATGCACAGAGTCTTTGCTCTTAACACCATTATGCGAATGCAAGGTGAAAAGGTTCTAAAAGCTCGTCGCATGGCTCAGAAATTGCAAACCCCTATGGCAATGGCTACATTCCAAAGGGACTGGATTCAATTCCAATGGCTTCAGGCTAATGTGGCCACTATGCGTTCTAGTGCTGGTGCTGAATTGTCTGCCTGGAGAATGCCTGCGCATCTGCCTACTGATGAGGTTTTGAAAGACGAGGCAACTTCTCGTGCATTCCTTAGAGAGTTAGGTCAAACAACCGAAACAGGACAGCGGCTCCTGCAACTGCACGCGTCTATCGGAGATGGGCCAGAAGCGTACAAGCGGCTTGCACAGCTTGCTGCTCAGGACACTTCTTCGAAGTTCTTCAATTCAGTGAGCTGGCTAAAAGACTTTGGCGTTGAGATGTTTTCCCAATGGCTTTTGAGCGGTCCTAGAACAATCTTCGGACTTTCGCTGGTAAGCCCAGCGGTAATGATGGGGATGGATGGCCTTGCTACAAGCATAGGGGCGTTGGCTAAAGGCGACATCATGGGGGCCAAAGAGCCCTGGGAAAACCTTACCAGGTTCAAATTGCTAAACGCGACAAAGATGGGCTTGAGGGCAATGAAGGAAGAGCAAAGCGTACTTATGCCCCAAGCTAATATGCTTGAAGACTCTATGAGATTAGGAACGATTAGTCCTGAAAGGCTAAACACATTTCTTCCCAAGGCTATGCAAATGGATCCCGATAGCCATGTCTCAAAAATTGTCAATGCAATAGGTAAAGGCTCCCGTTCCCCAGGCTTAGGTATTCAGTTCTTTGATGAGATTTACCGTCAATCAGGGGGCCGAATGGCCTCAATGGCAAAATCTTACAGAGATGAAATGAACAGGATTGCAAAGGCGGAAATGGAAAATCCTCTTGGTGCAATCAGTGAGACCAGCACAAGTAGTGAAATTCACAAATGGATGCAGACTCGCCATGATCAAGTTCTTGAGCATGTACAGGTTGAGCTTGATCGCACGATTAAAGATGGAAGGCTTAGGACTGAAAGGGTAATTGAGCAGGAAATTTATAGCGACCCTGAAATTCTTGCTTTGGAAGGACTTGAGCAGCTTGAAGCCGTCCAAAAGCGAATGGAAATTGAGTGGACTCAGAACCCTCGCCATGTAGAAATGGTCAAGTATGTTGAAGAGAGAGCAGTAGAGCCAGTATTTCAGACCCCATTCAAAGAAGGTTCGGTAGGAAAGTATGTTCAAGGCTTGCTTGATCACCCTAACTTGAAAGGGTTTCCAAGGTACATCGTGCCGTTTCTCCGTACCCCTTGGATGATTCTTGAGCGGGCATTTGATTATTCACCAACTGCTACTATTGCAGAAGGGGCAGAGAGAGCTGCCTACCGAATGACAAACGGGCCAGTAAAAATAGATGATCGGATGGTCCCTGTCGGTCGCCGTGAAGCCGCCAGAATCAATATGGCGTTAAAAAATAACGTCTTGCCTGAACGAATGCACGAGCGGCTTTCTAAGGAAATTGCAAAACGCTGGCACGGTGAAATTTCAGATCATGCTCGCCGGGTTTACGGGTCACCCGTCAAGTCATGGAACCGAAACACAATACCGGCTAACCGGCTTGAGCCACCAGAGCATATAACCTCATGGGTTTTGGAGCAGAGCGGGGGCCGTAAGGCTTTGGGGTATCCAAGAAATTGGAAACCTGGAGAAGTTTCAGAGACCCAGAATGTTCAAATGCAAATGCTTATGCGAAGAGCAATGGAACACGTTCAACATGCAGATTTAGAACGAAGGCAGAAGCTGGGCGTTGAGTCGCAAAGATGGAACCCCGGCCAAGAAGACATTATGGGGGGCTTCCATAGGCGACATTTAGAGGCAATGAGAAGCCCTGAAGCTAATATCAGAAACAGGGCTCTAGGTCGCCAGATGATGGGCCTTGGAATTATCTACTCTACTTACGAGCTATGGTCCCAGGGCGCGTTTCGCGGGGCAACCCCAGGCACAAAGGAAGGGCGAGAGGCCTGGAAGAACGCCGGGTATGTTGCAAACTCCGTAGACCTTTCATGGATTCCTGGGTTCGAAGGCGGCCAGGCCTCCATTATGCGACTCGACCCTGGAGCAATTCACACACTTGTTATTGTGAATACATTGGAGCTGATGCACAGCCAAGAAGGCCTTACTGAAGACCAGGAAATCAATCTGTTCACAGGGTTGCTTTATTCCACAATGGAGCAGTTGGAAAATAAGTCTTACATTCAAGGCCTGGGCGATATGTTTAAGGCGATGGAAGACCCTACCAGGTATGCGGACAACTGGTTCCAGAACGTGGCGACAAGTGCAACTCCATTCTCCTCATTTTCGAGAAACTTACTAGACACACTGGACCCTGTTCAGCGTGACATGATTGATATTTGGGACGCATATACCGGACGGACCATGTTTGGATTTGGAGAAACGGATGAGCTGCCGCCTCGCTACACGCCTATCGGGGAGGTTATGTACAAAGCCCCTCGTTTCCGTGAAATGGCCCGGCGAGGCGAAACCCCAGGAGCTGACTTCCTTAGCTACTTCAATTTCGTATCTCCGGTCTACGTTGGATTTGAGACCGATGACCCGGTTTACCTTGGTCTGGCCGAAATGGATCGACATATTGGCCCGCCTCGAAGTGAAATTCGGGGGCTTGACATGCGTAGCTACCAGAATGGAGTGAATGAGCATTCTGCATACCACCGTTACCAAGAGCTTACTGGCGAAGTTACCCTAAAGGGCAAGTTCCAAGTCAACGGCAAGATTGAAACGCGTGAGTACACGCTTTATGACTTGCTGCATAATTACTGGCTTGGGGGTAAAGAAGGCGACCCAGCTCAAGGAGATTTGGCTGATTTGAGAAGGCTCCATGAGCTGCAAGATGCTGAAGGCACAATGCTGAGACAAAAGGGTGTTTCTGCCAAAGACGCTTGGGTAAAGGATCAGGTCGAGACTTTCCGAGATGCAGCCCTGAAACAGGTCATGGAAGAGTACCCCATGCTTGAGCGGGACCTGGTTACCAAATGGAGGGAGTACGCTGAAGAGCTTCGCCCTTCGTGGGAATTCCAGTTCAATGATGAACGCAAGGGATGGGACCCTAATAACGGGGACTCTAAAAGGGTACGGCAGCTAGATAAGGTTATTGAAAGACTCAAAGGCAAGGAGGCCGAATATGATACGAGACAACTCCAACCAGTCCAGCCTTGAGCAAATGAGCGATCAATTTGACAAGGCCCTTCTAGGCCTGTTAAACGAGGGTCGCACGATAATGAACAGAGAAGGGGACTCTGTGAAAGTCGAGGCTACGGCGGCGGATCTAAACGTGATTCGCCAGAGGCTCAAGGATTGCGGAATTTCTGCAATGCCGACTCAATCAAACCCCATAGGCAACATCGTCAAGGAAATGCAGGCTAGAGGGCTAAAAATGCCCGAAGTCAGCACTGATGACGATGCTGCAACTGCATAGAAGGAGAGCTGAGATGCTCGAACAGCCTTGTCCCGACTCTCGGGATGGCTATCCCCTTGTCTTCGTAGACTGGATAGATAGCTGTGAACCCCAAGATAACAGCGACATCAACGCGTACGATCTTCCGGAACCGCAACGGATTTTCCAGGCAGGATTTCTCGTGCATGAGCAAGAGGATCACATTGTTATTGGAGGGGCCTTAAAACCTCAACTAGAGACCTATGACTATGTAATTGCGATTCCGCGAGTGGCAATCGTGGCAATTCGATATTTGACTGCTGATACCCCTTGCTCTGGGGACTGAGCAATGCCAGCTAAAAAAAGGATGTCTAAATTTGCAGCTATTAGCTGCACGCATTGTCCGTTTCAAAACACACAAGCGATTGAATCGCTTTTAGGCAGATTGTCAGGGGGTGGTCCGTATGGTGGCATAACTGATTTTGTAATGCTTGGGGACTTATTTGAGTCTTCAGCCGCTTCTGTTCACCCAGACGAACACGCTCACTCACTGTCAGATGAATATGAGTCAGCCGCTAGTCTTTTGGCTTCAATTCGTGACGTTCTTCCTAAGAGCTGCAATTTTTGGTGGCTGCATGGAAACCATGATGACAATCTTCAGGTTGGAGATTCTCGCCGGACAGACAAGCGAACCAGGGATTTGATCCATTGGTCTCGAAGCGAATGGGGTGAAGAATTCAATAAATGGCGGCAGCGGCCCTATTTGAAGCCTAGTATTCACAACCAAACCGGATGCCTGGAAATTGGTCAAGTGATCTTTCTGCATGGGTTTGACGCAGGCCAAAACTCCGACGAGCTAGAGGGACTCCAAGCAGCATACGCTTGCGGAGGTCACGCTCATCGCCTGGTAATCAGAGGCCATACCCACAGACCAAGGCATGTAACCCAATGCAAACGCTCTGCTAAGGTTCTATTGCCATATTGGTACAGCAATGCGGGCTCCCTAGGCCCCCTCCAGCCCCCATATATGCAAAGAAAAGACGTTAGCCAATGGCTCCCTGCTGTCGTATGGGGCGAAGCTAAAGTGGACTCTCCTAGTCGATTCACAGGCGTAGAGTGGCAGGCTCATACGGAGATACTCTATTGAAAGACATAGAAGCCTACGTCGAACGCTTGGCAACTGACTTTGAGTTTTTTGCAGAACAGCTTTGGGAACAGATTGATCTTCCAGACCTGGCTCCGCACCAAAGGCAAATGGCTCAATGGCTTCAACATGGGCCGAAAAGAAGAGGGATTCTTGCGTTTCGCGGAGCCTCTAAAACCTGGGTAACACTTGCTTACACCGCCTGGGTCCTCTTTTGCGACCCTAACAAGCGTATTTTGCTGGTAAGTAAGAGTGAAAAACACTCCAAAGACTCCCTGCACATGGTCCGTCGATGGATCGGAACAGTTCCATTTCTACAGCACCTGGCTCCGGACGCAAGGGGAGGCCAGCGAGACTCTGCTACTAAATTTGATGTCGGACCGGCCAAGAACGACCGCGTTCCCTCATTTACTGCATCGTCTCAAACAAGTCAGATCACAGGCCTTCGTGCCGATGTAATCCTGGGCGATGACTGCGAATCGCAGACCAACGCAATGACTTACGAGCTGCGAGAACGGCTCCGTGAAACAGTGAAGGAATTTGAGAACATTCTCATTCCTGGCGGAGACATTATTTTTCTCGGGACCCCGCACCACCAGGAGTCTCTTTACGACAAGCTAATGGAGTCTGGTTACGTCTTTAAGGCCTGGCCTGCCCATTACCCTGGAGGCGATTGGCCCGAACTGCCACATTTGGCCGATCCGCTTCGTGAGGATCTTGAAAAAGGCAGGGCTAAACCAGGGGATTCAGTCTGGCCTACACGATTTACCGCAGATGAGCTAAGAGATCGGCTTGCGTCTGAAGGTCGCTCGACATTTGGGATGCAATACCAGATGTTGACTTCGGTTGGGGACGGGCTTCAGTACCCTCTCAAACTTGAAGAATTTATTGTAATGCCGGTGCAGAGAGACAAGGCCCCTGTGACTGTTGCCTGGGGCAAAATGAATGACCGAGGCGGAACAACTCGCCACCAGGACATTGTTTCTTTGGGGTTTGGAACGGATGGGTTTTACGCTCCAATCAAGTTTGATGATGACTGGCGATCCTACACCGCTACGCGGATGTGGATTGACCCTTCCGGAGTAGGAAACGATAGCACCTCATACTGCTGCGCCTCGTATCTAAACGGCTACATTTGGATTCACGAATGCAAAGGCCTCCCCGGCGGCTTTGGCGCAGAGACCCTGGAGACGCTCTGTGAGGAGGCTAAGAAATATAGGGTCCGAGAGGTCTTTGTAGAAGCTAACTTTGGGCAGAGCATGTTCAGCTCGCTCCTAGAGCCTGTCATGAGGCGGCACTTCATTGAGCCTGGATCTGACGAATGCCAAGAAGGTTGGGGCTGCTCGATTGACTCTCAGAGGGTTTCTGGTCAAAAGGAAATCCGGATTATTCAAGGAATTGAACCCGCCCTGGGAAGCAAGCGAATCATTCTTGATCCGAGAGTCGCTGAAAACCAAGAGCTGCAAAAGCAGGTTGTTCATATCACCAGAGATCGAGGATGCCTTAAGCATGATGATGAGGTAGAAGCCTTGGCAATGTGCATAAGGACATTTGATGACATGATGACTATTGATCCGGAACGGGCTGCCCAAGCCCGCCGAGAACGTGAAATGGAAGAGAAAATGAGAGAGCATTACGCTGCAATGGGTTTGTCTACAGGAGGCAAGCCCATGTGGATTAAGAGGAGACCGACAAATGCGTGACTATAAGAAGGAATATCGTGAATACCACGGTAGGCCAATGCAGGTAAAGCGCAGGTCTCAACGAAATCAGGCTCGCAGAAAGCTGGGATTGAGAGTCGGGGACGGCAAAGAAGTCGATCACAAGAGCGGGGGAAACCCAGGCAAGCCGCTCAATAATGGGCGATCAAATTTACGGGTTGTTTCGCGGGGTGTAAATCGCAGAAAAGGGGCTACGGGACGCTCTCGAATGAGGGTAGTAGCAAGAAAGAGGAGGACTTGAAATGCCTTGGGCAACTACTGACAACGCGTGGGTTGATATGTCTTCAGGGCTTACAAGCGTTGCCTGGAATTACGCAGGCAATTTTGTAAAAGTCACAACATCAAATCCTACAAGCAGCTTTACTTATGTGACTCACATTCCTTTGGTCATGAACTGCCTAAATGGATCCCTGAAAACAGGGATTAAGATCAAGGCTTCGTCTGAATCGACCCCTAATCCAGGTGGTCATGCTACGGACATCTGGTTTTATTACCAATACCACGTTAATCGTGGCAATTTCAGCCAAATCGAAGGCTATTGGGAGAGCCCGAGGCCTCGATCTCGGAGAAGAATGAGAATCCTGGGCAAAGGGATTAGGTAATGGACGAAGTAAACCAAGCCCTTCATGTTGTTGAAACTCTTGGTTTTCCTATCTTCATTGCAGTTGTGCTGATTGCAGGCATGTATCTAATGCTTCGCTGGATGATGAACACCTTGTTGTCCAAATTGCAGCAAATGTGGAATATGATTGTTAAATTGATTGATCGAGTCCGGGCATTAGATAACAGCATTATCAGGCTCGAAACGATGATTCGAATAATGAAAGACCTGCCTCCAGACTGGGAACGTCTTGGTAAATTGGACGAGCAGGACCGTCGCAAAGACTAGGAGAATTGCTATGCCTCGCGGAATGGGATATGGAAAAAAGATGACCGTTACAGCCAAGCCAACTAGCAAGGGCAAGAAGAAGACTGCGCCAAAGAAGCCTCGCAAGGGTAAGTGAAAAGGGGGGCCGAAGCCCCCCTGGATCAGGCGTACTTGTTCTTTCCAAATACGGCTATTTGAAGAAGCATGTCGATGTCTTCGCCGTCATGTTGCAAATCGACAATTCGGCCAAGGCGTTCGCCGTCAATCTTGTCAAACGCGTCCAAGATCATGTGGCGAGTCACATAATGGCCTTTCAGGCCGCCATCATGGTCTATTTCACAAACTTCAACATGGTCTTCGCCAACATCCAAGAGATTCCAATTAGGGAATCCTGACCACCAATGACCCTGGCCGAAGAGCGTGGCGTTCGTCATGACCTTTCCAAGCAGATCAAGAAGCTGCACTCTGATGACTGGGAGATTTCTTCCGCAGGGAGCAAACCGAACCGAGGAAGTCATAATTGACCCTTTCCATTTGGCCGGGGCGAATTCCCCGACAAGGGGCTTACGGGACAGCTTCCTAGTTTCTGACAAGCCAGGATGAAAAAAACAGTATTTGGTTTCCCCCCCTTAGACCCCCCCTTCCCTGTCAGTAGGTGATGAGGATTGGATTTTCTCTTTCTTCACCATTCCTCCCTCTTCACCTCTTCTCCTCCGAGTCAGCGAGTCTTGTCCGGCGGTTCCGGTCTCCTTCATTATCGTGCGCTACCTTGTTTGGATCTATTGCAACGCGTTGCAATGGAATTGGTCTCTATGACGCTACAAGGAACGCATAAGGAACACATAGCCCACGGATAATCTCTTATAGGGACCTTAGTGTGCATGGTGAGAATGTAGGGCGAAATGTTGTCGGAGATTTTTCTGAGGCTCTCTATATAACGCGACCCCCCAGCGGAGCCCCCCCATGCCCCACAGATAGGATCGCGTGCGCCCGCGATCCATCACACGCGTGCGCGATCGCGCGCGGGAAGATGGATTGTCTTTTCCTGCTGAATTGACACAATCAGAGACACAATCT